TGTTCTGCTCAAGATCGCCTCCAACCTGACTAATAGCCCTGTTAAAAGCTGAGTCGGCTGCCATATCCGGGTTACGAGTGTTCCGTAGATCTTGATCGTAGTTCTGTGGCGCTACCGGCATCTGCGGTACGGCAGGAGGAGTTGCCAGATTTCCCGTATACAAAAGAGAGAGGAAGTCTTGCGGGGCGGTTATACCTCCCGTCATTAGCTCGGGCAACACCCCAAACATCTCCGGGATATTCTTGCCGAAATCTTGTTGACTCGCCATACTATCCTCCCGGACCTAGTAATCCTAATCTAGCTAGACGCTCCTGCTCTCCTTGCGCTCCCGGCCTCGGTTGTCCTGGCGGAACTACCGGGCCTGCCTGTGGAGTTGGAACCGGAGGCGGCACTCCAGCCGCTGCCGGAGGCAACACCTCTGGAGGAGGCATCGGTGGGACTCCGCCTTCAGGCGGGGCACCCATTGGCACTGGAGGTACTGCACCTGGGGATGGGCCAGGCGGTGCCCCGCCCCCTAGATTATCCGACAATGCCTTGGCTTTACTCAATAGCATTGCCGTTAGTTCTCCAGCGTAGAATTGAGCGAGGTCTTCTCGCCCTTGTTTTACAGCCGCTTGATAGAGACTCCATATTCCTGCCTCCGGCAGTGTACGCTCGGCTATCTGCTCTTTAACGGTATCCTCAATTTGGTCTGCGTCCTGTAGACCCAGAACATTATCTCGAATCCATAGATCCGGCAGCAGTGGAGTCGGCCCTTCCCGGGCGATTTGAGCCATAGAGTACTTAGACATATAGTCTTGAGGCAGTCTAGCGACAACGGAAACCTCTATATTGCCGCCGTTCTTAACTGTGTCCGGCGTAATGGTATCAGAGAAGTACATCCGGTTATTATCTCTTCCCGACAGTTCCATAGCCGAGTAGGCTCCCGTCGAATACTGGTCGCAAAGTAAGTTACACATCTGCTTATACGCCTGCTCAAGGGATATAATTCTAGGAGACAGCATAGTCTCCACCCCTTGTCGAAGGGTATTTATAGCGAATCCAGACAATTGGAACTGTAGTTCTCCGTACACAGAGTGAGGAATTGATCCCCGCTGCATTTCTCCAGACACAAGGCCCATAAAGGCTCCTGTCTCTCTTGCGACCTCCATGAGTCCTAGCGGTTGAACGTCTTCTCCTTGGGCCAGGGAAATTTCCGTACCTTCTTTATACGGATCTTCCTCTAGGGTTTTGCCGCCGTCACGAGAGCTAATCTTTAGTCCCTGCTTTCGAGAGCGGGCTGTTAACTCCAGCATAACGGACATCATGAAATTATGATTTTCGTACAGTTCTCTAGTGGATTTAAATACAGATTCCCCGTAATCCTCTACTGTATCTTCTATAGAAGACCATTCAAGCGATTGAATTAAGGGATTAGCGCCTACCGGGCCTAAGAAAACAGGCACAATCCCGTGACTCCCTTCTACATCAGGGGTATGCCTAGTTCGTTTCTTAATAAAGCGATTGGGTATCGCAACGTAATTATCTTCTCGGTCATAGAAGTCATAGACCTCTACGCCGTCTTCGTCTTCCCGTTCAGCGCCAAGTCTGACGTTATACTGTCGTTCTATCTCCCCACGGGTTTTTTTAGTTTTATAGCAGGCCCACGACAGTCCGTCGGCATCTACTCCCCAGTAGGTATGCATTGGGTCCCAGGGGGTAATATCAATATAAGTCGTATCGTTATCGGGCTTTATTAATAGAGCCCTACCTGCGTACCAGCCTCTCAAGGAGATATACCAAGCCAACTGGCTTCTAAGGCTGGGCATCATTTTATTAGAGAGTCTTTCGTCCGCAGCCTTTAGAGCGCCGATAATGAATCTCTCTTTATCGTTATTAGTTTCCCTGGTATTTCTCGGATTACCGTTAGGCGGAATTCTGATAACAAGATCGGCACTAGCCATCCAGGAAATCATTTTATCGGCATAAGTCTGTGGTTCGTTACTGGTATAAGACCTATACCCATCGCCAGCGTCATAGGGCTCCATTCGATAGAGCCTATGATCTGCGTCCATGCGAGTTCGCATTGATTCGGTGGCGGTGTAGTGAGAATCAACTAAGTCAATAATTTCTTCTACTTTACGACGAGCCACTAGGTCCACCTCTTAACTTTAATAAAGCTGCGATTACCGACATGACCGTAACCGTACTTATCAACTAAGCCGTAAACAACGGCCTTCACTCCGTGATTGTTTTTATCGTCAGGAGATTCACCTACTATATTACCATCTCTGTCGGTTTTCCAGCGATAGGCCCTCGTTTGGCCGTCAAAAGGGCTAGGGACTACGCCGAATTCTGACAGAATTCCATTACAAGTTGAGTTAAAAACGATTTTTGGAGCATTAGAAATCGGATCGGTCTTCAAAAAGCTCTTTAGCCGTTCCGTACCTTCGTTAATTCGGATCTTCTGGGCGGATAGGTATACTCCGGTTTTCTCTAGCCATATCTCTGCGGGGGCGGACATAGCCTGATGTTGATACCCGGCGATATCTATTACTCCGCCTTGAACGTCTTTCCACCAGGGTCTAGTCTGGGCTATGTTTATGATTTCCTCGGTAATAAGTCCTTGTTCGTATATCTCATCTACAACGCATAGTTGCCCGTTGATTTCCTGAACGACTTCAACGGCGTAAGCCCCGGCGTATCCTGGGTCTATCCAGAGTTGCACCGGCTCTCCGACGACCCACTTAGCTTTATCGGTAATGTGTAGGTCTGCCCTAAACTCTCCGAATACCAGTCCTTGCGGCGGGGTGGGTACTCCCTCAATTCTTTCCATAAAGAACTCGTCGGAGGCCATAGCCTTTAGCCGAAGTATTTCCGGGTCTGCCTTACCCTTTGGATATAGGTGTAGATTAGAGTAGCTGGGCAAGGAGAAGCTTTGTTCTTCGTCCCCGCCGTGCTGCCAGGTCTGAAATAGCTGTGGATACCAGCCTAAAGACCCTTCAAAGGTGCCTGCCAGGAATAGCCACCCTCGTTTGGGGGCGCATCTGCTACGGAGCCTGTGAAAAGATTCCAGGTCTAGCTGAGACGCCTCGCATCCAATAATACCGTTAGGCGCTTTCATAGCTAGTGTCCGGGGATCTTTTGCGGACTTTGTTTCTATCCTGGTTCCGTCCGCCAGGATAATTCGTCCCGGGTCTACTCTTTTAGAGACTTCGGAAAGAATGCCTAAAGAGGCAAAATCCTGTACTAAGTAGTCGAATTCAGCTCTGGTGCGCTCGTAATCAGCGGCCACCAGCCAATAGAGGCCCGGATCTTCCGTTTCCAGAAATCTAGAGACAAGATACTTAGACGCAATCATGGATTTACCGGCTTGTTCTCCACCGGCAACCAGGATAAATCTCTTTCGGCACTGGACTATCGGATCCTGTAGCTTTGTAGGCTCAAAACTAAGCTTAGAGAAAAGATAATCTACGACTCCGTCTGTGGTGCCGCCTTCCGCACTATGACTTACTGTCATCAGACGACTTCTTTAGACTGAGAATCTTCTCCACTTGGTCTATAGCGTTCTTACGATCCTCAGATACGGCCTGTTCCTCACTAGCAACTTTCTTTTCAGAGCTTTTCTGCGATTTCGCCTGTTCTTTTCGCCATCTTTTCATCTCTACCATGAACTCTTTGGCTACCGAATCGGCTCCGTGACTGTCCCGCCTAAAGTATTCCGGCGCATAAGCGTTTAAATAAGAAAGCAATAGCACCGGATTAGCATTCGCCTCCTGCTCTCTAATACGTTTAAGTCCAATATCTATCAGGGATTCCTTGAAAATAGCTTTGGCTACTGCGTACCTCTCCTTAAACCCGTACATATCCTTAGAACTCCACCTGGATATAGCCGACCTAGAGATATTCGCAATACCTAACGCAGCCCTAACCGTCCCAAGTTGCCCAAACGCCTCTAGAAACCTGTCCTGAGCCGCTTGCGTATCCTCGGCTTTGGTTTTGCCTGGTTTTCTGGGCATAACAGTACCTCCTATCCCCAAACACTCTTTTCAATCGAATTGGGGAACTCCTTCTTCTGAAAACATACCATACACAAACCCAAAGAAGTAGGCCCGTTAGGAGACTCGATCTTCCAACGATGCGGGTGTTCGTAGTTACGCATCCGTACCTTCTTGTTCATATGATCATGAATCCATTCCCTAACCGTAGTCCGGGGAATATTCAATATAAAAGCAATCTTACGCTGGGAATATCCAGCCTTATAGCCACGAACAGCGGCCACTACACTAGACGCTGAATAGCTCCGAGACCTAACCTTCATGCCGAGAATATACACGCTAAAAACAAAATTGGCAATCCAATACCAATAATACATACCAAAACAGGGAAGCTTTTAACCAAAAACAATAAATTTCATCGTAAAACACCGTAATAAAAATAAGACTAGTCTTAAATCAAGAAGCTAGTCTTAAGACAAGTCTTAAAGAACTAGACTAGCCAAGACTAGCCAAGACTAGCGTCTGTTTCATGAAATTTCA